AGGTGGCGAAATTGGTAAACGCTCTAGTCTGTTTAACTAGTGTCTCTGGCGGGACTTGTTGGTTCGACTCCAACCCTCACAGTTTTAAAACAATATTTATAAATAAAGTATGTAAATTTATGTAACGAACAATGTTCTGCAAATTCTCTAAAATGACTCTAGAGGAACGTCGCGCAAAGAAGTTAAAAATGTATAACTTTTTTGAAGAGTCCCTAGAGGAAAGACTAGCAGGTGTTAAGGCTGCTAAAGCAAAACTAGAAGAACAGATGGCAAAATCTGAATAGTGTGTTATAATTACTACGTTGGTAAGGGCAATCCATAAGTCCCCCCGATGATACAATGGGGCTGAGTATAAGCAGCATATGTATCCCCAACTGCGACGGTCCCCTTCGGTAGGTTCAGGATTGGCGGCGATAGGAACCTACCACTCTAAATTATTTTTATGAAAAAGATTACAGTTGTCGGTGGTGGTAATGCTGGGTGTCTTACAGCGTTATTTTGTGCTTGGCACGGTAAAGGTAGATTTGATGTTGAAGTAGAGTTGGTACATAATCCAGAAATACCACCAGAAAAAGTTGGTCAAGGAACAGTATTAGAAGCACCTGCTTTATTATGGGGTGCTACTGGATTTAATTGGTATAATAATAGTATTCACGCTACACCAAAAACAGGTATATTATATGAAGGTTGGGGACAATTAAACGATAAAGTATATCACACATTCCCTGCTGATAATATGGCAATGCATTACTCTCCTGAAGATATGAGGCAGAGTATATTAAATTCGGGTCATTTTGCAGTTAAAGAAAACACTAACTTAAATATTGACAAGATAGATTCTGATTATATTTTTGATTGTCGTGGTAAACCAAAAGATCTTTCTAATTATGATCAATTAAAAAATCCAATTAATGCTTGCATTCTAGGAAAACCTCTTTGGAAAACTACTGACGAATATTGGAGTAGACATGTTGCTACACCTGATGGATGGACTTTTGTAGTACCTGCACATACAGATTCACCAGCACATGATAATTCTATTGGATATTGTTATAATAGTAATATAACAAAAAAGAGTGAAGCAGAGAAAAATTTCTTAAAAATGTTTGATGTAGAAATAAAGAATAATATTAAGTTTAAGAATTATATGGCAAAAGAACCAGTAATTGATGGACGTATATTTTTAAATGGAAATAGATTATTCTTTTTAGAACCATTAGAATCTACTGCTATACAAGCATATACTCAGGTAGCAAGAGCAATATTTCATTATTATCTACCTGGAAGAAATACTGTTAAATATGTTTCAACTTATATAAAAGGTTATATAAAAGAATTGGAAACATTTATTCTTTGGCATTATCAATTTGGTTCTAAGTATGATACTCCTTTCTGGGATTATGCAAAGACATTACGTTTTGAACCACACGGAGATTTTGAAAAGTATCTTGGATACAGTACAATAAGTGACTGTGTGCCAGACTTAGATCGATATGGTGGTAGAACACAAAATAAGAATTATGGTCAATGGCCTCCAATCTCATTTAAAAATTGGAATGAAGGAATGAATACCAAACTAAATACATAAGGAGACCTGCATGAACTAATGGCCACACGTCGTCCATCACAACTTGAGAATAGAAATTTCCTAGCACCTATAGGTTTTAAATTTAGCCTACAGAGAAGTCCTGGTGTCGCATTCTTTTGTAACCAAGCAAATATTCCTGATTTACAACTAGGAGTTGCAATACAACCAAACCCTCTAAGAGATCTTCCAGTTCCTGGGGATAAGGTTGAGTTTGGTGATTTAAATTTAAGGTTTTTAGTCGATGAAGATCTTAAAAACTATATGGAAATACAAAATTGGATTAGAGGACTAGGATATCCAGAAAGTACTGAACAATTTGATAAACTTGAGAAGGAAGGTAAAAATGTACTTCCTAGACAATATAAACAAATGGGAGATCAAATCTATTCTGATGGAACCTTACAGATTTTAAGTAGTAATATGATTGCAAAATTCAATGTTAACTTTAGGGAACTATTTCCTTATACCTTGACAACTTTGGATTTTGATGCTACAGATACAGATATAGAATACTTTACAGCAGACGTAGCTTTCAAGTATACTATGTACACTATTACCGATATACAAAATAATCCTTTATGAGTATAGATCTTGAAGCAATTCAAGAGATGTGGGAAAAAGATGCACAAATAGATAGAGATAATCTACACGATGAATCATTGAATATCCCTTCTCTACACGCAAAATATTTTCAATTATATAATACTATATTCCTTCTGAGAAAGAAAGCAGAACAGCAGAGGAAAAACATCCGTCACGAACGGTATGAGTATTTTAGTGGGAAAGCAGATCCAGATGTATACATAAAAGATCCTTTTCCAAAAAAGATAAGAGATAAAGATACAATGACCAAATATCTTGATGCTGATGAGAAACTTTCAAACTCATCTCTTAAGATAGAATACTATGATACGATGCTTACTTATTTGGAAAGTATATTAAAAGTTATACAGAATAGAACATATCAAATTAAGAATGCTATTGAGTTTATGAGATTTAATGCTGGACTAGGGTAGATAAATACTCCTAGATGCATGGAGTAGGTGATTGACACATCAGCGAATGTGGTTATTGGCAAAGCCAATGAGGTCTTTCTACAGATAAACGCTGAACCACATATTCAGTATGAACTAAGGGATCACTTTACCTTTGAGGTAGAGGGTGCTAAGTTTATGCCTCAATATAGAAAGAGGAATTGGAATGGTGAGATTCACTTATTTGATTTAAGATCAAAGAGAATTTATATTGGATTATTACATAGAATTATTGATTTCTGTCATAAGCACGATTACACATATAAGTTTGTAGATAACGAATACTATGGTCCTCCCTTTGAGATTAATGAGGGGATATCATATGAAGGTGTTAAAGATTATATGAAGTCTATATGTAGTCACCCTCCCAGGAAGTATCAAATAGAGGGAGTATACGATGCCTTAAGACATAATAGAAAGCTATTGATATCTCCCACTGCTTCTGGGAAATCGTTAATGATTTACTCTCTAGTAAGGTACTATACAGATAAGCGCGAAAAAATATTGCTAGTTGTTCCCACGACATCTCTTGTAGAGCAGATGTACAAAGATTTCCAGGATTACGGTTGGGATGCTGAGTCATATTGTCACCGTATATATTCGGGTAAGGAGAAAACAAATGAAAGTCCTGTTACTATTACTACTTGGCAATCTGTTCACAAATTAGATCGTAAATTCTTTGTTGATTATGATGTAGTAATAGGTGACGAGGCACACTTATTTAAAAGTAAGTCCTTAGTATCTATAATGACAAAGCTAGAACACGCTAAGTATAGATATGGATTTACTGGCACACTTGACGGCACACAGACGCACAAGTGGGTATTAGAGGGATTATTTGGACCAATATACAAAGTAACAAGAACGGATGAATTGATGAGGCAGGGACACCTTTCTCAGTTAGATATTCAGTGTCTTGTATTAAAACATCCAGAACAGAAATTTGAAACTTATGAGGATGAACTTCAATATTTGATTAGTCACGAACAGAGAAATAAGTTCATAACTAACTTGACATTAGATTTAAAAGGTAATAGCCTTGTACTATACAGTAGGGTAGAAACCCACGGTGCAATACTTTACGATCTAATAAATACTAATAAGACAGGTGATCGAAAAGTATTCTTCGTTCACGGTGGGGTCGATGCCGAAGAAAGAGAATTAATCCGTGAGATTACCGAACAAGAAAAAAACGCAATAATCGTAGCTTCTTATGGTACTTTCTCTACCGGAATTAATATTAAGAACCTCCATAATATTATCTTTGCCTCTCCTTCGAAATCAAGAATTAGAAATCTCCAATCAATTGGTAGAGTTCTCAGAAAGGGAGCGAACAAGGTTAAAGCAATTTTATACGATATTGCCGATGATTGTTCTTATAGATCCAGAAAAAATTATACCCTAAATCATCTCATTGAACGAATTAAAATTTATAACGAAGAGAATTTTAATTATGAAATAATCACTATACAATTAAAAAAATAATATGGAAGACGATTTTTACGCAACAATAAAATTTAAAAATGGTGAAGAGATATTTGCTAAAGTAGCAGCCTCTGAAGAAGAAGATAGAACAATGCTAGTAGTTCATAATCCAATTACTGCAGTAGAAATAAGACAACGTGGTCAAATGGTAGGATATAAAGTAGAACCTTGGTTAAAAACCACCAAGGAAGATATGTTCATTATTAATATGATAGATGTTCTTACAATATCCGAATCATCAGATATTCATATGATTAATATGTTCCAACAATTTGTACAAGATTCCGAAAGAGATAGAAAAGGGCAACCTAAGTTAAGTAGAAAAATGGGTTATATTTCTAATGTTCACGATGCTAAAGATATTTTAGAGAAGCTTTATAAATCTAGTCCTAATAAAAAGAGCTCTAGCTAAGCCCTGTCCTAGAAACCCAACAGAGTTATTATAATAAGAATTTAAAGACTTGTCAACTGTTAGTAGAAGTGTTATAATTTCTACATAATAGTGATAAAGACTTATGATAAAACCAGGCACTATGGCGAAACGAAAAAGGTCGGAACACTATGTTAACAACAAGGAATTCCTTGCTGCGTTAATTAAGTATAGAGAAGATAAAGAGATTGCTGAAATAAGGGGGTTGCCAAAGCCTGTTATCCCACGTTATATTGGAGACTGTTTTTTAAAGATAGCAAACCATCTATCTTTTAAACCTAACTTCGTAAATTATATGTTCAAGGAGGACATGATCTCTGATGGAATCGAAAATTGCGTTCAGTACATACATAATTTTAATCCTGAGAAATCCCAAAATCCTTTTGCTTACTTTACGCAAATTATAC